ACATGAATTATTTAGAGATGGTCAATGAAGTCCTTGTCCGTATGCGGGAAGAGGAGGTCACAGATGTTAATGACCCAGAGAATGACCCAGAGCAAAGGATGGTATGTAAGTTTGTTAATGATGCTCGCTCTTTTGTAGAGCGGTCACATGCTTGGAATGCCTTGAAGAAACTGTGGATAGTTGATCTAGCTCATGAGAAGTATAAGTACAGGCTTGGCGGCTCTGCTGAGCAATCTTCTATTTATCTAGTTAAATACAATAACGGAATGCCTTTACAGGAAGTGCCTAGCAAATGGATTGAGTCCAAGGGTAGAGAGATGGGATCTCCTTCTTGGTTTGCTCCTTCCCATGTGTCTAATCATGCTGTGCAGATCAATGTATACCCAAGGCCAAGTAATAAATACACAGGCACTGGCAATGTATTTGAATATGCCTCCTCTGAGTTTGGTTCTGCAACATTCCCTAATCCGGGCAACCAGCTATATGTGTATGGACATGGGCAGGGAGTACGACTTGTTCAAAATAGCGATCAGATTCTAGTGCCTGATGATCCAGTTATGAATTACGCATTAGCTTTTTCTCAGAGGGAAAGGGGAGAGGCAGGAGGCCAGAACAGTGCCGAGATATTTCAACTAGCTAAGCAGTATCTCTCTGACGCTATTTCTTGGGATGTGACCAACTCATCTGGTGAATATGTGTGGGAGGCTAATTAATGGCTCAAGCATTACAACAGCTAAGCATACCGGGGCCGGGAGTACAGGGTCTTAACTCTGAGATCAGTCCATTTCAGCAGGGGCTAGATTTTGCTCTGAGAGCAGACAACGCAGTCATTGATAGGATTGGCAGGATAGCGGCCAGAGAAGCATTTGCTGATTACATTAGCTCTCATGAGATAACTCTCGCTGAGGGAGAGACCTTTGAGATTGTCAGGCTTGAGTACGTTGTTGTTGATGAGCAGGATCTAGATTCCAAAAATGTAGCAGAGTATTCCGTTAGCTTTTATAGCTCTGCTGACTACAGTGAGGTGCGGTCTGCTGGCGTACCCGGTACTACAATCTTTGGTATAGCCGGTATCGGAAGAGTAGGCCAGATGGACTATGACAGATACATTGGCATCACTATTGATGAGGGGACTATCAAGGAAGTCTCGAACGTCACACCAACCTACGGTGTTAACAGGGCGCAGTTAGTTCCATTCAAGAATGCTATATACAGCTTCTCTAAGGGCGATCCTGTAATGGTATACAGGAATGGGAGCGCCTCTAAACTATCTGATGATGCTGACTTCATACCAATTACAGATTCAGACGGGACTACAATCTACAATGAAATTGATGGGGATATTGCTTGCGCCGCTTATGGTCGCTTGTGGGTTAGTGGCATTAATGGTGACTATGACACTGTTTATTGGTCTGATCTTCTGCGCCCTACTCGTTGGTATGACGCAACAACTGATGGCTCAAATACAGCGGGCCTTATTAACGTCAGGGAATACTGGCCGAACGGCAATGACAAGATACAGGGAATAGCCGCACACAACGGATTCCTTATTATCTTTGGCAACCATTCAATTCTTATTTACTCAGGGCCGCAGGGTGATCCTGCTGGCGACAACGGTTTAAGACTACAGGATGCAATCAGGGATGTGGGCCTCGCTAATCAGGACGCTATGTGCAACGTTGGTAGCGATCTTCTTTTCGTTGACTCTCTGGGAGTACGCTCGCTTGGTAGGGTAGTGCAGGAGAAATCAACTCCCATTTCAGAGCCGTCCCTTAATGTTGCCACCCTTATCAGGGCAGACATAGCTAACAACAGAGACACTGTCAGGCTGTCTCACCTGTCTTCTAAGACTATTGCTATCTGCCTGTTCCCTAGACTTAGGGAGGCATACTGCTTTCAGCTAGGACAGCCGGGAGCCACTGGTGGGTTGAGAACTACCAGATGGACAGGCTGTGACTTTTATACTGGTGTAACCTTGCAGACAGACAACAGAGAAACAGAGTTGCTGGGAGGCAGGGATGGCAGGGGAGTGCTTGCCTACAGTGGCTATACACAGCCAGAGAAATACACACTTAGCTATGAGTCTAGCGTGTTGTTATCTGGTGATGCCTTGATGCAAACCCTTGTGCCTAAGTCTATTAGCTTTAGTTATCACAGGGATCTTGTTGGATCTAATCCACCCAATCCACCACAGAATCTATTTTGCAGGTGGGGGTTTTCTACAAACCTCATGCCTTATTTAGGAAAGATCAAGACTCAGGAAACAAGGATTGGCAAAGTCAGTCAGTTTCGTACAGGCAAGTGCAACGTCAAAGGATCGGGCGACATGATGCGCGTTGGGTTTGATTTCGACATAGACGGCAGGCCATTTGCCATGCAACAGATTTCTATTAATACGCTCTCAGGGCGCATACTGGTTTAGGAGATTTAATATGAGTGTTCCCGGATTTTTTGCGGCTATAACTGGAGCGGCGTCAGCAGGTCGCGGCTTTGATATGGCCGACGATGTGAGAAAATACGGCAAGAGTCTTTACGACTATAAAAATGGGGTAGCCACTGGCGCTATGCCAGAGCTTGGCAATCAGCTTGCAGATGGCAGTAAGTTCCAAGGCTATGGGGTTAGTAGTGGCTTAGGTAACACCACTATTGGCACTGGCCCTAATGGCACACCCCAAGTTGATCTTGGTGTAGGTCAGAATCAAGCGTATAACGGCTACGCTAATAACTACATGAATGCCGCTAACAGCTTTATGAATCAGTCAATGGTTGATCCAGCGGCACGGCAACAGCAGTTATATGAGCAGAACATGGCTGTTCAGAACCCGATGCTAAATCAGATGCAGGCTCAACAGCAGGCTGATGAGTATGCTATGGGTCGTGGTGGTATCAGAGGCTCTCAGTTTGGCGGCACAGCAGAAGATGCGGCTATGGCTAGGGCGAGGGTACAGGGTAGCAATCAAGCCTATCAGATGGCTCAACAGCAGGGCCTAGCAGAGCAGGCACAGCAAGCAGGAATGGCTAACCAGTATGGTCAGATGGGTCAGTCGGCATATCAAACTAGCTTCTTGCCTATGCAACAACAGATGCAGTTATTGCAGTTGGCTGGTGCTGATGCTGATAGATACCAAACTGGTCAGCTAACAGGTCAAGGCTACCTTGGTCAGCTTAACCTTGGCGGCATACAGGCAGGTGTTAACTCAATGAAAGCGGCTAGTGAGCTTGAGGGTAATATCTACGATTCGATATTCGATAATGTCGGTGGTTTACTAACCGGCATATTTGACTAGTCATAGGAGCATTTAACATGGCAGGACAAGACCAATCAGCACGGCTACAGGGACTCCTATCTGGTATTGCAGGCAATGTAGGCGAGCTAGGCAAGGGTGGTGAGTGGACAAGTAACGCCATCAGAACTGTAGCAAGACCAGACTTTATGGCTGGGTCAGACAAGGTGCTGGGCAAGTATGGCAGACCAGAGTTTGACATGGAAAATGTAGACAACCTGAATGCTATGGCTAACTGGGCTGACAGGAACGACAGGCAAGAAGAAGCCACTAGATATATGGCTTTGTCATCTAAGCTAGCTGAGACCCAAGGCAAGAAGAGTTGGTCTAATACTCTAGGAGTGGGTACTAATAACCTTAGAACTTTACAGGGCCAGATAAATGCTACTCGCTCTGCTATTGCTGGTGGCACAGCAGATCAGTCTGCATTAGACCCACTAATTGAGCGACGAGATGCTCTGATAAAAGGTCTCAATACAAAAGGAGAAGCGGATAGATACGGCAGTGCTACTGCTGGTAGCGATGCGTTGACTAAGGTTGTTGGAGAGATTTCAGCCGCTGAATTAGCGAGACAACAGCTTGCTCAGGTTGCGCTTGAGAACGCCGAGACCGAAGGAAAAATCCGAGACCGAATAGCTACCGGAAATGTGCAAGAAAGAGAAACATTTAGGTGGTTGACCGACGATCAGTATGCCGCATATTTGAGAGGGCATTCAGCCGCCGAAGGGACTGCGAATAAAATCAAGGTCAATGAAAACTTTGGTGGTGTTAACACACAGAATGAAGGCTATCAGAAAACTGCGGCAGAAGCTGGTGCCAGTGCTGGGTT